GTTGACGGAGACGCCAGCCATGACTTACTACTTGTCCGCCTTTTGGTCGATCTTAGCCTCTATCTGATCCAGCTTTGTAAAGAGCCGCTGAACGCCGTCTTGAAACTCTTCCCTGCGGACGTACTCGCCGGCCACCAGCACTTCAACACGGTTAACTTTGTCGATAATCATGTCGTCAGTCTTTTCCAGCATGCGCACAGAGTCCCATAGAGTTTTAAGCAACCAGCCAAAAATGCCGCCAGCAAGGGTGATAATCGTGTTTACCATACCCTGATCCATTACCACCCCCTGCCAGCGGATAAATAATAGCTAGCCTTCCCAGCCCGAATCATTTTCATCGTACTGGCCATCGCCGTTAGTGTCGCAGTAGCGTTGCCATGAGACCATGTTAAACGTCAAGCCCTCGCTCCACGGGGCATACTCTTTGCACCAACCGTGCGAGCCAACCGCAAACTCGTCTGTTGGCTCCGGAACGTAATCACGCTTGCTCCAAGGGCTTTGAGCAACAAAATACAGGTTGCCGTTGTTGTATGTGCGCTGTGTATACAAGGTCGCGCTTTTTTCGCCGATGTAGACATCTTGGCCTTCACCCACGGTGTACGTTGAGCCGTCTTCATAATTGATGACGGTCTGCGCCGAGGCGCCCAAAGAAAAGAAAACAAAAAGTACAAGCAGTGCCATTACTGTCAAGTCAAGCGTATTGCGCATTATGCGGTCCTCAATAATTGGATTAGGTTGATGGTGAAGTAAACAATGCCGCCAGCAACAATCAAACCCATGCTTACTGCTGACACGTCAAGCATAAATCGTTGTCGCTTGCGTTGCTTGTAAATAATACGCTCGCGCTTTGCCCGAATGTCGCGGCGCATTTGCATCATCTCTTTGTATGTTTCAACGCCGTATGCCCAAGTAATTAACTCTCGGACCTGCTTTTCCTGCTCTTCTATCTTTTTTTTTGCAATTACAGCGTTTAATGCTTGCTCCTCAACAGAGGCGCCATCAAACATCTTTTTGAAGAGGGGTGGCTTTTCCGCTTCGCGCTCGGCCTGATTAATGTCAGATACCAGCGTGTACCAGTGACCAAGTTTCTTGGCCACATGCTCTATTTCGGCTCCTTTACTTACCAGTACCTGCAACCCCTTGAAGGTGGTCGAGGCCATCGCTACCAGTGATAAGGGGTCCATTCATTGCTTACTCAGGCTTTGTGGGCCAAGTAATAGTGCCGGGGAAGTTTTCCTGCTGTGGTACGTCACGCAAAGCCTGCCTGTAAGTCGCCATATCTGCTGACATGGTTACATCAGACAGCCCGTAGTGGTCTGTGGCCTTCAACAGTTCGTCCCGTGTAGAGCGCTCTGTGGATGCTAGGGCGGTATTGTCAGCGGCAGTTTTGGCGTCCTTCTGAGCCTGCACAGTGACAGTGTTGCCGTCATCGTCCGTATACTCAGCAAACATCTCACGCTCTGTCCAAGCCTGCACCCAGTTGCCCTTGGCGTCCTGCTCTACGCCATTACGTACAACTACCTTAAACTCGTCAGACGGAGCCGGTGCGGGCGCTATTAGTACAGGGTCGATGCCAAGTGTTTCATTGACGTTTTCATTCCAGACTTTTGGTAATGACACATTAGGATTGTCTCTTCGGATTTGGCCTTGAGATTTGACCTCCCCCGTTGATCTAATGCGATATTCCGACATAGTTGATTCTCCTATGCTATTGCGTAAAACAAGTAAGTGCCGTTATTGGCGTTAAGCGGCGTTGTTGCGTTTGATGTAATCGTAAAACCGCTAGATAGAGGGTCTATAAAGTCCTCGCTTGAATCTTGCGCGCCTGTTGTGCTCAACAATATGTACGGATCGTTGCCAGCCACAATGCCACGCTCAGAATCCCACAAGTACCAATCACCAACAGCGTCTGTACGCTTAACCAACACAAACCTAGCGCCAGAGCTAAAGCCACAATCTACGTTTACGTCATTAGTTGTGCCTGTGTAAGTACCAACTTTTGATATTCCGTCAACGCTTGCGAATAGGTACGCTACCCAATCATAGGTTCGACCTATCATTGTGTCTGTATTTACAACAAAAGACGTACTGGTTGGTTGGGCATTTAAACCCAAGCTAGTGCCATAAGATTCAGTCGACCCAGCTTGTGCGCCATTTACAGCAGGATACTGCTTTACAGCGTTACTAGCCGTAAAGGTATGCGCGGCCCACCAGTTGTAGCTGGCACTCCTAGCCTTCACCCACATCATTTCTGGCACTACGCCAAGATTGTGGTTTATTGTCATTGTGCCAGCAGAACCGCTACCGGTATAACAAACAACATCAAAGAATCCCGGCGCTCTGCGGAACATCCAGCCATATTTTTCAATAGGTGTCTCAGCGCTTTTGCTAAAACCAAGGCTGACAGAGTTCATGCTATCCCAACCACCCCAATCGCTTTCAGTAGTTTCAGCGTCAGCGGTTGGAGTTTCTAGGTATTGATCTCCTGTTAATCGCGCACCAATTCGCATTTCTGTGCTAGCTAAAACATTTCTTGACATTCCCATGTCTACAGGAAAATTGGACACAAAAGCATTATCTGCACTGGCTGTATTTGATCTTGGCGCTACCTTAAACAAATTAGTAGCCGCAAACTCTGATGCAGGCTTGTGGGGTCTGCGGATAGCCATGTAGATGTATGTGCCGCCAGAGGCGTTCCCGTTTGTGTTAGTACCCACAAGCTTAAACCCATTTGCAGTAGGAATCGGCCCTTCATTGGTCGTACTTCCTTCGGCTGAACTACTGTCGGCATAAAGATCTTTTCCAGAAGCTGTGACAGGCATACCCCGCATAACATCCCTGATATGCCAAGATTCTGTGCCGCTGTCTGCTCTTTTCCACATAATCCACTGCGGTTCAAACCCTAGGTCAATAGTAGGGCCGTCAGAGTTTCCGTTACCCGTGTAACTTCCACACTTAATAATTGCTTCGTCACTGTCTGTGCCAAAGTCTTGGGCATCGTGGGCAAATAGGTAGGCTACATATGTATTTGATCCCTCGTTTATAAAACTAAAGTCGCGTGTAATTCTAAAAGATGTGCTAGTAACATTGTCTATGACTACCGTGCTTTCACCGGCTTGGTCTCTATCTAAAATTAGATAGCCTGTATGACTTCTATGGTAAACCCCCCAATTATCCGAAGCGCCAGTTCTTTTAAAAATTATCGTACCCGGAACTGAGCCAAGATTGTGGTTGATAGTGTGATTTACTGACCCGCTACCCGTATACGTTACAATGTCAAAAAACTTTGCTTGTTTGGCGAATGTCCACGCAACGAAAGTCCCGCTACTGTTATTAACAGAACCATCTCCACCAAGGGTAAAACCACTAGACGTAAACGATGTTACTGCGCTGGTATCCGTTGTCTCTGCGCCATTAGTGTTGCTTCGTAGCGTTTTAGTCGCGCCTCTAACCGTGTCTGACATAAAATGGTTGTCGCCATTATCACGCCTTCCAAACCAAACCAGACCGCCTTCGCCACTATCCGCAACGTACTCTGTACCGTTTTCTACAATGGTAGGCGAGCCATTAGCGGTAAAGTCACCACCTGTACCCGCGTTTTTGCCAACAGCGTAGGCCGTTGTCATCGGGATATACATAATTGGGTTTAGTGCGGCAAGCGTTGAAGCGGCAGTAGAGCCGCCGTTGGCATCAATAAAGATTCTGCGATTAGACTCTGTTGATAAATCACGATAGGTGTAGTCAAGGTAGAGGTGGGCCAAGTTGTCGTTATGAAGACCCCTTGTTGAGCCGTTTCCCCATATACCTATATAGTGAGTCGATCTGGTAAATTCTACATTTGCATTGTTATAGGTGTTGTATGTGACTGTTGCCGCCTCATCGTTGAAATATATGTACCGATTAGACGAATTAGCAAAATCCAGCGAAACAAGGATGTTTGTGAATGCGTTAGTAGGCAGTACTGTTGTTGTTGATAGCTGGAGTGTTCTAACTCCACCATTCCAAGCCTCCATAGAAAGAGTGTTGTTTGATTGGATGGCGATCAAAATTCCATTATCAGATGAATCAGTGGCATATAGCGTTCGCTGGTTATCATCTATCTTCGGGGTCAGAAAAACCCAGCAACTAAAAGTAAACGTCTTTCCGTCAGCATTACCTGTCAGGTCACTCGACCGACTTAAAAAGTCAGTGTTGTGAGCAAACTTTGTGCTTGTTCCTACGCCAGAATCACCAAGTCTGATGCCGGTTTGGATTCCGTGCACTATGCTTGTGTTTACGCCATACGAGCCACCAGTGCCTTCATATAAAAAACATGAAAACACATCATCCACGTAAGTAGGGTCACCACCAGCATTGCCAGCGGCGGCTTGTAGTAATTTAGTGCCTACGCTCATCCCAGTGCCTGCCCAGCTACAAATCCGTAATAATTTGTGCCGCCATCAATAGTGAAGAACACAAACACATCCACACCGTCGTTTGTTGCCGTCAGGGTAGGGGCTGTAGCCGCAGGCCAATCTACGCTGGCAGGCCATGTAATCGTTCTAGCACTACTGTCCTGAATCACCTTTAACACAAACGATGACGCCCTGCCTGATGCGGCTGGGTTGCTAAACGTGTAGGTCACATTTTCAGTTAGGTCGTGCAAAAACACATTCCCATCCTGAAGATTAATTGTGGCCGCATTGGAGCTGGATGTTATTGTCGTAGACTCGTCAATCGTGCCGTTATCAAAGCTAACCACACCATTTGCATCTGCGGTTACCGCCTTGCTTGCCTGCGTTAGACCCAAGGTGGTGATGTCTAGGTAGTTGATCTCTGTAGTGGTTGCGGTAACGCCGGGAAGATCGCTTGTAAATGCCAGTTTGCCACTGCCGTCTGTTTTAAGTAGCTGTCCTGCTGACCCATCCGCATTGGGAAGCTCTAAGCTATAGGTTGCAGTGGCGCTATGCGGTGGCCCTTTTAGGGTTACGCCGTGGCTGTTTGATTCACAGTTAAACCTAATTGCACCGGCATTGGTATTACCGTATAGCTCTGTAAAGCCTGTGCCATTTGGGAATAACTGTATATTACCGTTAGTGTCTGTAGACTTAATGGCGTTGGTGTTGATCTGAAGGTTCTCAATCGACACTATGCCATCTGCGTCTTCAAATACTGACTTGCCAGCAGGATATGTCAGGATGACATCCTTGGTTCCTGCGGAAAAGTTAACTGCACTGTTGCTATTGGAACTCGACAGCACCGTGGTACGGGTTATCGTGTTGCCGCTAGTAGCATACGTGCCAAGACCAACCTCAAAAGCAAGGTTGTTGTTATCGACAATCGCGTAATAGGTTGTATCCGCATTAGACAAAACAGAAGCAAAGGTACGGAAGTTAGGCTCCGCACCAGCGAGCGAAACAGCTCCCGTGCCTGTTGTTGTCGTGGTTTCTTTTACGCGATCTGCTACGACCAAAGCCATGACTAGGCAATCCTGATAATAGCGTTGGAGGCATCCGGTGTGGGGAACACAATAGTGAAGTCACCAGCACTGGACGACTTGTCGGAACCAAAGTCCAACACTAAAACGGTATCTGTAGTACCCGAGCCACCGCTAGTTGTCGTATTGTATATAAGTGCTCCACGCGCCGTCAGTGTTGACGAGCCGAATGTGAGATCGGCAAAGTCGGTCAGGGCTGTGGTTCCAGACAGCGTTGGGGTCACATTGGTGAGTGTCCCGCCACCTGCTGAGTAGCCTGTACCGCTAATCTCGTTTCCTGTGGTGTACGCTGTGGTTGCCGCATCAAAACTGGCTGAGTTGGTATACATCGCCAGCTTGAATGTGTGAGCACCGTTTGTAAAATTGTGAGCGCCAATAAGCAGTTCTTGCTTAAACGACGAACACATGAAGTTTCCGCTAAAAGCCATATCACATTCTCCTGATTAGTTCGGCTAGGTCTTTTTGCCCTGCATCCAGAAGGGCGTTATACACTGTAGTTCGGTCGCTGTTTGCGGCCTCTTTCATGTAGAAAACAAGAACCGCTCTAATGTGATCCTTGAATGCCTGCGCCTGTGCCTGTACTTCTGGCAACGCAGTATCGGCTACCGAGACGATCTTATCTAAGCATCTCTCAGCAATCTCTTCTGGGGTAAACCCCCTGTTCTCTGTAGTGTGAACCGCAACCCCACCTACCTCTACACCACTGCTTACACCAATCATGCTCTGGCTTTCCTCACTTCACCCGACCTGTAGCTGTCTGTTGTGCTGTAGCCTTCGCCCAACTGCTCCAGATTAGCCAGTGCCTCCATATACCTTTGGGTATACATCTGCATTAAATCAGGGTCGCCCTTCAAAAAGGTGTACGCCTCAACAAGACAGCCATACAAAAGCGTGGACTCTGCGTTGGTGCCGAGCCAGCTTGTGCCGTCTCCAGATGCGGTGATTGAGGTGGGTTTGTGAAAGTAGTGCAGTTCTGCGTCATAAGCAGAATTGGGGGTGGGGCCGAGAATAAACGCGGTGCGGCTGAAGATGCCGTAGTATTTTGGCGCTCCCTGTGTTGCTGTCAGCGGGTACGCCTGACGTATAAAGTTTACGTCCTTGAACATCAGATACTCAAAGCCAGAGTTTTCGATGGCTAACGAGTAGGGTGTCAAAAAATCTGTAGGCATGATCAAGTATTGATTACCGCTCGCCACAGACCCAGATACATTCTTACGAAAATCAGGCAGTTGCACGGTCTTGAGAATCTTGTCCTCTGCCTGCGTAATGATCGTTGTCAAATTATTGACAAACGTAGTCTCGTTTGACTCCGTGTAGTCCTGAATAGCCTGCTTTAGAGTCGTAAAGGTAAACGCCATCGGGATGTCTCCACTGTACGCGCCCAACAGCCCCCGCCATATCAAGGCCGACAGTGCGGCTTCCAAGCGCCGTATTGCCTCCCCCGACAGGATCGAACGCAGACAGTGACCGACTTTCATCAATACTGCTGTCAGGTCGCGGGAATCGTAACGCTTGCGGGTCGTTTGCATTGACATCCCCCAGCTTTAGCTGTGGCTGGTCTTGGTCTACAACGTCCCTGCCTACCAGAAGTCCGTTCCAACGACCATCCTCAATCTGTCTGACCAGATCACGCAACGGGTATCTAAACCCTGTCCGGTCACAAAAGCCAAAGGCTTTCGACCCTTTCGCGTAACTGCTCATAAATTGTTATATCCACCGGGGGCCATGTAAAGCGATGCCTTTTCTCTGGATGCATCTGCCGCCAGATTCCATTGCTCCTCGTACACCTCCCTGAGTGCCGGTGCCAACGGTATAGACTCAGGCTTCTTGCTCGCTATGTAATAAGCTAGACCAGCCACCATGCACGGCAGATACCGCGCTGGCACATCCATGTTGTTGGATGCTGGCTTTCCGGTGTCCTCTATTCTGTCTAGGTAGTAATACGCAAACGTATAGGTCGTTGTTGCGTCTGGCACGGGCCAGAAGTGCAACGTCAGTCCTGTCGGCTTGCGCTCAACGTAGTACTGTAGCGGTCTGCCTTGTGTCAGCTTGTTGGTCTGGTGGGCATACTGGCTCACCGAGATTCTCTGCATGGTCAGGTCAGACTGCTT